GAATTTGGTTTGGACGGGCAAGCAAGATGACAATATCGTAGAAGAGGAGATAACTGAAGAAGTACCTATACCCCAAGTGCCGGTGGGAAATCAGTCGTGTCCAACAATGTCAGAACAAGGTGTAACCCCAAGTACGCCGTTCAATCAAAAGCTCGAATTTCAAGAGGTTCCAGCTGGCGAGAAGAATAAGACGATGACTGAAGACCAAATGAAACACGTGATTGAAAAGAACATGATGACATTGATTTTTGAAGATGAAAATGGTAATGGTAAAACGTATTGCAGTGGACTCGCCGTAACAAGCGGGTTTATGCTCACAGTTAACCATGCATTTCCAGATACTGAAGAAGGTGATATTTATTTTGTGCGGATTCTTATTGGTGATGGCACGAAATCTGGAAATACTATTCGAACGACTATCAGCTGCAAGTGTATTCACAGATTTGATGGGCATGATCTTGCGTTGGTGCATCTTCCTTGTATAGGTGATAGGAAGGACATCATCGATTTGTTCCCGTTGATAAAACCCCCCAGTGATGTGATGGTGTCTTCCATTAGGCGTAATGTGAAGGGAGGCATTGTCCACATGCGTGAGTATGTTAGGACCAAAAGCCACAAGTATCGTACCCCGACGAATAAACATGTGGTAGATGGATTCATGTACGAATTGCCTTTTCAGACTTTCATGGGATTGTGTGGGATGGTGATGGTTGGACACGGAAAGTCACCATGCATTCACAGCATTCACACTGCAGGCGTCACAGGTCAGTGTGAGGGTGCTAGTGATTGTCTGTTGCAATCCGATTTGCGATCGGCTGTTGACTCCTATCTCGAGAGGAAACATGTATTGAAACTTGCCCAACCTGGAAAACTGGATCTTGAACAGATGAAGATAGGTATACAGAAGAAGATCCACACGAATAGCCCGTTGCATGATATTAAAGACGATAGCGCCGTTATGCTGTATGGCCAGACCACGATTCCCGTAACAAAGTTTAGACATTCCGTTCACAAGACGAAGTGTTATGATGATGTAGAGGAGTTGTTTGGAATGGGACAAATTGCGAAACCCCCCCCCGCAATTCCTGGCCACAGACATTACGCAAAAGCATTGGTTAATTTGACTAATCCGAATAGAGGGTTTCCTGAAGTTTGGATGGAAGAAGCTGTAAACGACTTTTTAGGTGGAGAAGTAGCCGCGGTGGTGGTGAAATATAAAGGTCGGATACAACCATTGACTATTGAACAAGCGTTAAACGGAGTGCTCGGTATGAGAGGGATTGACAGATTGGATGGTAACACTTCCGCTGGTATCCCCTATCTCAAATCGAAGAATGAAGTGTGCCCCCGAGTAGGTGATAAGATGACGATGGACGGAGATACGATGCAAGTCTATGTCTTCAAGGAGAGCATGTGGTCAAATGGTATTCGCACGTATGAGGTTCTGAATTTGTGTTTGAAAGATGAGGCGATGGCACTTACGAAGGAGTTCGCACGTGCTTTTCAGTGCGCAAATATACATTTGACGGTGGGAATTAGGCGGCATTATTCCCCTTTGGTTAATATGATCATTGATAACGCTTTACCGTTCGAGTGTGCTTTGGGCATAAACTGTCAAGGACCTGACTGGCATCACACGATTGAGCACCTTGCGCGATTTGGCGATGATCGCATTGTAGCAGGAGATCACAAGGCTTACGACCAGCACATGAGTTCGGGCGCCACCACGGCAGCCTTTTCCATGTTGATTGAGATGGCCAAGGAGTGTGGTTACGATCAACGCTCGTTATCTGTGATGCGCACGCTTGCTACTGAAATTACACACCCCAT